GGTCCGCTACCGGTTCGGCAAGGTCGTCGACTGATGGCCGGCCCCTTCGACTGCCTCCTGCACGACGGGCTCCTCCTCGCCGACCCTGTCGCCGCCGCGGTAGCCGCCGCCGCCGGGCTGACGTGGACGACCCTCGACCTCGGCGACGGCACCGAGACGGACACGGCCGGCGTCAAGGATGCGAGCAGCGTCCTCGGGAAGACGAGCACGCTCGTCGCCGCCAACGCCCACGGCAACTGGGACGGCGGAGTGGACGGCTACAGCAACCTCACCGAGCTGCTCTCGACCTTCGACACAAGCTACGGCTCGCTCATGCTGTGGCTGACCGGCAACATCGCCGTCACCGGCCCCTCGGCCGGCGCCGCTCATATCGGTCTGATGGTCTCTCCGGACGGCGTACCAGCGAACGGAGAGGGGTACTACAGCGACATCATTATCAACACGTCGAACCAGTTTCGCGCCCGGACGACCGAGCGCATCGGGACCGGCACGACGGCGGCGGTCACGCTCACCGGCACCAAGTTCGACATGCTGATGGTCTGCTCGCTCGGCGCCTCGAAGGTCGAGGAAGCGACCGGGACCACGTGGGGCGACTCTGGCGGTCGAAAGTGCAGCTCCGAGTCGACCGACGCTGGCGGGACGTGGGGGGCGCTCTGGGGCGGCCTCCAGATGGGGCAGGACGGCTCCTCCCCCGGGACGGTGACCTTCAGCGGCCTCCAGCTGGCGTGGACCGGCCTCCAGCGTCCGGCGTTCGGGTAGCCCCGAGAAAAGGGCTCGACGCCTTACGCGGATAGCGCTAAGCTCCTCCCACGGTCAGCGTAGACCGGACAGGAGCAACCCCATGATGAAGAAGACCCACGCGGTCGCCGAGCTTCGCAGGCTCGCCGACCTCCTCGAAGCCCTCGACCTCTCGCCCTTCGAGGAGGAGGGACCCTACAAGGGCGCCCTCGCCTCGGCGTCGGTGAGCTACGACATCGGCGCTCCCGACGAGCACTGGAGCAAGGTCGGCCTCGGCTACTGCCCGCAGGTTCACGTCTCCACGGCGACCTTCCTCGCGGTCGTCGGCGAGGCTGTCGAGGTCAAGGCCTACGGCTTCGACTACCGCGCTCGCACCTGCTACCTCCGCGCCATCGTCGACGGCACCATCTGGTCGTGCAGCGCCGACGTCGACGTGGTCGGCCTCGGGCACATGATGCCGACCGCCGAGGCCGGTCTCGTCGTCAAGGTCGAGGTGCCCCGTGGCTGACCTCGACGCCATCGAGAGCTGCGGCATCTATGGCGCTCTCGCCGACGTGATGGCGCGCGTCGGCTACGTCTACAAGTCGGGGCAGACGACCTTCGGCGACCGGTACACCTACGCGGGCGAGGCCGACCTCATCCGTGCCCTCCGGCCCGCGATGGTGCAGGCTGGCGTCATCGGTCCGGCGCCTCGGGTCCTCTCCTCCGAGGTCGTCGAGCACGCCCCGACCCGCAAGGGCGCGCGGCAGTTTCGGGCCGAGGTCCTCGTCGAGTACGTCTTCGCGCACCGAGACGGCTCGACCTTCTCCGTGACGGTCGCCGGCTGCGGGGTCGACACGGGCGACAAGGTCGTGTCGAAGGCGATGACGAACGCCTACAAGTACGCCCTCCGGCAGACCTTCTGCATCGAGACCGGCGACGACCCGGACCGCCAGTCGAGTGCCGCGCAGGAGTCGCCCGCGGAGGCGGCGCACGACCCCGAGTGGGACGAGGACCGCGTGCGGTTCTGCGCCAAGCTGCGCGAGTTCGGGCTCGACTACGACGCCGTCAAGGCGTGGGGGCTCGGGACCCAGCAGGGCAAGCCCTCGACGTGGACGCGCGCCGGTCGCTCGTCCTTCGTCCGCGACCTCATCGCCGGCAAGCACTCCGACCTCTACCAGCCCGAGCCCGGCTCGGCAGGCTGAACCAACCACCCGCCGCCGAAGGGCGGCACCGACAGGAGCACCACCATGGTCAACAAGGTCACCCTCATCGGCAACCTCGGGGCAGACCCCGAGGCTCGGACCGCCGGCAGCGGCACGGTCGTCGCCAACCTCCGGCTCGCGACCTCGCGCCGGGCGAAGGACCGCGACGGCAACTGGAACGACGAGACCGAGTGGCACTCGGTGGTCTGCTTCGGCAAGACCGCCGAGGCGGTCCAGAAGTACTGCCAGAAGGGCAAGCAGCTCTACGTCGAAGGCCGCCTCCAGACCCGGAAGTGGCAGGACAAGGAAGGCCGGGACCGCTGGTCCACCGAGGTCGTCGCGCACGAGGTCAAGTTCCTCGGCGGTCGCGAGGGCGGCGCCGAGGGCGGCTCGACGCGGACCCGTCCGGTCAGCCGGCAGCAGCCCCAGCAGCAGCAGGGCGGCGGCTACCGCGGCGGCTCGGCGGACCCCAACGACATCCCGTACTGACGGGGGCCGCCTCGGCGGTCGCGAGCTGATGCCGCTCGCCTGATGAGCCCGGCAGGGCGAAACCCCCCGACAGGAGTAACTGTGGACAAGACTGTGGACAGCGCGGCGACCGCCATCGACCGCGACATCATCGACGACCTCGAACAGGTCCGCGACAGTGGCGAGGTCAACATGCTCGACCGCCGAGGCGTGATGCGCGTCGCCAGTGCCCTCGGGCTCTACGGGCTCGTGGTCTGGCTCGACGACTGCACGTCGTCTCGCACCTACACTGACGCCCTCCGACAGATGGGGCCGGCATGACCCCCGTCGCGACCCTGCCCGAGGGCTTCGAGCTGCCCGACCTCGCCGGGCTCATCGCCGAGCGGCTGGAGGCCCCCCAGCGCTTCCTCGGCGAGACCGAGGAGGACGTGGCGACCCGCCTCGGGATGCCCATCGTCCGGCAGCTGACCCGACCCGACTCGGCGCCGGGCGGCTACAAGGCGCTCCGCATGTCGAACCTCGGCAAGTGCGCTCGCTCGCTCGCCTACCGCCTCGCGGGCGTCGCCGGCAAGGGCCGGACCATCGACGCCCGCGCCAAGGTCACCTTCGCGATGGGCGACACCGCCGAGTCGCTCGTGCTCGCCGCGCTCGCCGACGCGCTCTCGATGGGCCTCGGTCCCGAGGGCGCTCGGCTCGGCGGCCTCCGGCAGGAGACCGGGCAGGGCGTCGCCGTCCTCCGGCACCACCTCCCCGGCCTCCGTATGCCGGTCGAGGTCGTCGGCCACCCTGACGGGTTCATCGTCGTGCCCTTCTCGCGAGCCTGCGACGACGGCACGTCGTACCCGACCGAGGTCGCGCTCTTGGTCGAGGTCAAGAGCACGTCGAGCTACGGCTACGACAAGGCTGTCGAGGCGCTGCGCGCCGGACGGTCGCCGTGGGGTCCGAGCGAGACCTACTGGTGGCAGGGGCAGGGCTACCTGCGCGCCCTCGGCGTACCGGCCCTCGGGGTCGTCCTCCTCGGGAAGGACTCGGGCGCCATCACGAGCTGGTGGGAGGTCCCAGACCCGCACTTCGACGACCTGCTGTCCGACCACCTGACGCGCGTCCTCTTCGGCGGCGCGCCCGAGCACGCCCCCCGGATGCTCGGCGACGGCACCCTGCTGGAGCCCGCCGAGCAGGAGGTCTACCGGCGCTCGGGCACCCGCAAGAACGGCACGACCTACACGAAGGGCGAGCCGAAGGGCCGCTCGGGCAAGCTCCCCTGGCAGTGCACCTACTGCGACCACTGGCAGGTCTGCTGGGGCGACGAGGTCGAGAGCCGAGTCGACAAGGACTGGCGAGGTCGGCCGAGCCGCTCGCTTTACTACGTCGGCCAGCGAGGCTGAGACCGGCTGTTCCGGCGACAGAAACAGGCCTGCAAGCTGTCCGAGGGGGTTCACCTAACCCTCGACACCCCTAAGCCCCCTCGGCAGCTTGTAGGCCTATTACGCGGTCGCGCAGACACCTTACGCCGAGCGTCCTACCCCTCGCCGGAGTAGGATGGGCTCGGACCTTTCACCCTCCACCGGAGACTTCCCCATGACCCTCGACAAGTACCGCCGCGAGAAGTCGCTGACGCTCCCGGCTCTCGCCAAGCATCTCGGCCTCCCCTACAACACGACGTGCTCGCTCGTCTACGGGCACCGCCGCCCGAGCATCGAGCGCATCATCATCATCGAGAAGGCGACGAAGGGCGCCGTGAAGCTCACCGACTGGGCGACCGGCTGATGGGCGGCGCCAACT